CTCATCGAAGGCACACAGGGCTATGGTCTAGGTCTGCACGCTGGTCAGTATCCATTCTGCACCAGTCAAGACTGCCGTGCCGTTGACTTCTGTGCACAAGCCGGCATCTCACCGTGGGACAGAGCCATTGACGTGTTCGATGTATGGGTTACCGCCCGCACTTACCCAATTCGTGTTGCTGGCAACTCCGGCCCACTCGAGAACGAGACCAGTTGGGCAGCTCTAGGGCTAGAAGCAGAACGCACCACAGTGACTCAGAAGATTCGCCGTGTTGGCCACTTTGACTCGAAACTCGTCCGCGATGCCGTTATTGCAAACGGTGGCGCACCGACAGTGAAAATCGCACTCACCATGTTTGATTACATTTTTCCGGAGCTCAAAGACCAAACACAGATCGACATTTTGTCTGACGAGCAGCTCAAGTACATCAAGGACATCGAAGTCGCGACAAACGCACAGGTGTTCTTGGTTGGCACCGGACCTAGCACGATGGCGTGGGTGAAATGAGCGAATTGACAACACAGCAGCTCGCCGCATGGTGGGAAGCTGAGACCAAAAAGGAAATCGAGTCTGTCATACCAAAGGCAGTCGAGTATGGCAGTGCAGATCTCAAAGTCATTGGCTACGCATTGAGTCAGATGATAGGCGAGCCCAAGGGCGTGACACCAGATGAGCTTGGCATCGCATTTTATGTGCTTGGCAAGGTGGCGCGTCTTGTTGGCGGTTACGCTGACGGGCGCCGCCCAAGCGACGACACGTGGCACGACATCGCCATTTACACCAAAATGGCGCAGTTTGCACGTGAGCACAACGGTTGGGGTGGTTTCAAGCCGTGATAGTCTATCTAGCCGGTCCTATCGATTTCAACACGGGCTCTGTTGTCAACGAGCACCGCAAGCAAATCAAGGACTACTTCAAGCGCACAGGCAAGGTTTGGGTCTATGACCCGTCCAAAGCATGGACTGGCGGGCCGACACCCGACCAGTTTGTACATTGGGGAAATCTGCAGATGCTCAATCAAGCCGATTTGTTGGTGGCCATTCTAGTGCGCAACACACTGACTGTGGGCACAGTGCTCGAGATTCAGCACGCAGTTGAGCGCGATATTCCAGTCATTGTGGTCGGCGATGTCTCAGACACAAGCATTTCACTTGCCGCACTTGATGTGCAAGTCTATGAATCAGTAGCCGAGTTTGACGATTTTTATATCTCTGAAATCGTTGACATGTCAGATTACCTTGAACCGTTTGAAAGGAGAGAATGTGAGTGCCTTGCTTTACACGCTGCTAACGACAACTGCAACTGCACCAAGTAAAGCCTACGCAGATGATGCGGGTTTTGATTTGTATTGCGACGCAGATCTCGTCATTGAGCCGTCGTCTTTTGTAGATGTCCCACTGGGTGTGGCTATCAAAGTGCCTGAGGGAACATGGGGCTTGCTCACAGCTCGCTCTAGTACCTTGCGCAAACACGGTCTAATGGTTGCACAAGGCGTCATTGACTGTGGCTACACAGGGCCGCTTTTTGCTGGCGTTTGGAACATGACCGACCAGCCAGTGCAAATAACACGAGGAATGAGACTCGTCCAGTATATCCTGATGCCCAATGCGTCACTCAATGTGGACGCAGTTGCGGTTGATGAACTCCCCAAAACTGAGCGTGGCGCCTCGGGATTTGGGAGCTCGGGTGTCTGACCTTATAGAAACCTGCCAAGAGCTGCGCGACTTGGCGCAGTGGTTTGACAAGCTAAGCCACGAGCTTAGCCCCGGCCGCACAGGCGAGCGCACGGCTAGGTCCGTGCCCGGTCCGCGCTTGCCTTTGCGTGTCGATGTGCTTGACACGATTATCGCAATTCAGAGTGATACAATAGTGTGGGAAGTTTTCATAAGAGGTTTGACCGACCAACCCGGCATACCGAATGGCGACACCGTTCGGTCGCTTTTTTGGGTGGCAGACGCTCTTGAAAAGTGGCCCGCTGATAATCGGCCCAAATGGCTTGAGTCGCTTATCGACACCGTTAGCGGAAGACACACACAGGTGAAAATCCTGCTGGGACTGGAGCAAAGGCCTTTGACGGCAAGACTAAAGTGTCCATATTGTACTCATTCGTTAGTCATCAAGCTGGACCAAGGGCTTTTGCTCTGCAGGAACCGAGGCTGCCGGTGTGCAGCTGAGGACTGCGCTTGTAGCACAGGGAAAGGACATTCGTGGAAAGAAACAGATTGGCCGCGACTTGGCCTTATGCTCGACACGCCGAGCGAGTTGTGATGCGTGAGCAGTTGCGCTTGTGGTATAATTCTCCTGTTGGGGTCGATTTGTATTTATGAGGCGGCCCAATGCTTAGAATCTCGTTGTCAATAGGCGCACTGCAAACCGAGCTTGAAACTGACGCCCCGCTTTCTTTTGATGCCATTGAGTCTGTAATGACTAGGGCCGTTCAGTCCACACTTCAAGCCTATATGGCGTTACCGCAAGAGGAAAGAATGCGGGTCATATACGACGTGTTTAGTGATGCTGATGACGATGAAGAAGATGACTAAGCCGTGTGTTGTGTGCGGTGTTTTAGTCAAGGATTCAGCACGTTGCGCAAAATGCGCTAAAGAATATAATAGGGGTAGATTATCTGCTGCCCAGCGTGGTTACGACGCCAAATGGCGCAAGCTGTCAAAGTGGCTTAGAGAAGCACAACCATGGTGTAGTTGGTGCGGCACGACCGCAGATCTCACTGTGGACCACATAGTCCCCCTAGTACTGGGTGGTACTAACGAGTTAGATAACCTAAGAGTGCTTTGCCGCTCTTGCAACTCAGCACGCAAAAAGCTCAGCAGCTAAGCTGCGACCCCCCTACTGGCATTTTTCCACCCCCCCAAAAGCTTCAAAAATATGCGCGGACAGAGACCCCGCTGCCCCGCTGCTCGCTGTACGTACGGGTTCGGGATATTAGTTATTCACAAGTTATTCACAAGGAGCAAGATGTCAGGCAAAGGACCGGCACCAAAGCCGGCTAGCGAGCGCCGTCGCCGCAACGCAGACCCAGTACCGACTGTGGTTGTGCAGGCTGATGGCGTACTTCGGGGGCCGGATTTACCAGCTGGCTACCCATGGCACTCGCAAACTTTCCGCTGGTGGGACACTTGGCGCAAGTCTGCACAGGCTTCTACATTCACAGACACAGACTGGGATTTTCTCATCGACACCGCACTGCTCCACACTTCGTACTGGAACGGTGACAATGTCGGTGCGGAATTGCGACTTCGAGTTGCAAAGTTTGGCGCAACACCTGAGGACAGACTGCGGCTTAGGCTGCAGATCGACGGTGAAGCGGAAGGGGCCAAATCTACTAAGACCCTAACCGACCAGCGCCGTTCGCGCTTGCTAAGAGTGGTGGGGGAAATTGACAAGGAAACAACAGCCTAACAACTTTTTGTCGCTTGGTTGGACTGCAATAGACTGGATAGAAAGCTACCTAGTTCACGGCCCCGGCGATGTTCAAGGGGAGCCGATACAACTTGACGACGAACAAGCTACTTTCGTTCTACGAGCTTACGAGCTCGATAAGCAAGGGCGCCGCAAAACTAGACGCGCTTTCTTCTCTAGACCGAAAGGCCGTGCTAAATCTGAGCTCGCCGGAATGCTTGTCTGCTTTGAGGCTCTTGGCCCTGCTCGGTTCGACGGTTGGGACGCAAACGGAAATCCAGTCGGACGCCCAGTTCAGTACCCATTCATTCGATGCTTAGCAACTGAGGAATCGCAGTCGGGTAACACCTACGACAACGTGCGCTACATGTTGGAGCACTTGCGTTCTAACTTTGGCTCTGATTTTCCCGGCATTGATGTCGGTTTGACTCGCACCTTCATCAAAGGCGGCGGTGAAATCGTGCCGTCAACAGCGGCATCAGCATCAAAAGACGGTGGAAAAGAGTCGTTTGCAGTTGCAGACGAGACTCACCTCTATTCAAGCCCCGAGCTTCGACGAATGCACGAAACAGTGCGACGCAACTTGGCAAAACGCAAAGCTGCAGACCCTTGGATGCTCGAGACATCGACAATGTA